GCGCGCGGCGTTGTCAGGACTGATCTCAAGAAAGGAGATCAGGCGGTCGTTCTTGCCGTCCAGGATACTGTTGATGATCCGGTTCTGGACAAGGACGCTGGAGATACCCTTCATCGCGTCAGTGAAGTAGACGAGGCCGCTCCACCGCGAGGCGGTGTTCACGAGGTTGCCGGCCATGCGGTCGAAAGGCGTGCCGCGCCGCAGCGGGTCGCCGATTTCGCCCATCTCGACTAGTCGGTTCTGTCCCCACCGCTCGGTGCCCACGCCGAACATCTGCCCGTCTTTGATGGCCATCTTGATCGCCTTGAGGTTCGTCATCAGAGGGACGATCCCTTCGGCCAGATAGGGCATCCAGCCGACGACCATGGCCGGGCGCACAGTCTCTGTCAGGTTGGCCAGCACGACGCCGCCCATCAGGCGCAGATAGTTGAAAGCGCCGAGGTTGCGGGCGATGCCGCCCATCGTGCTGGCGTTCTCGGCCGCTTTGTATGTGCCGCGCACAAGGTCGCGCGTGGCTTTGATGTCGTCGAGGTCGCGGCGCTCGCTTTCGTCGAGGAACTCCAGCACCTTGTTGCGCGTCACCGGACCTTCGTAGGCCGAGGCCAGATCGTCGGGCAGGGCGGCGAGGGCGCTCTTGCCCGTCGCTGCTGCGCCAGCCGCGTCCTTGAGTTCGCGGTAGTTGGCCACGATCTCGTCGATCTGCGCGGCCATGTCGGCGCTACCGAAAGCGCGCGTCAGTTCAACGTCCCCGGCCATGGTCCGGCCGTAGATGCCAGCGATCTCTTGGATGTCGCTTTCGAGGAACTCCTCGATCAGTTCGTCGGGGATCTGGTAGGTGCGGTCCTTGAGCGGGCCGCGCTTGAGGGGCGACAAGCCGATGTTCGACAGCGCCTGTGACGCCCCGACCTGGCTGTCGAGGCCGATGAGTTTGTCGTAGACGTCGGAGCCGATGTCGCGGCCGGCGGTGGTGAAGCTGCCGTCCTCGTCTTGAAAACCCACCCATCGGCCGTTGTAATCCCGCTCGGCTTTCAGGATCGCTTCGCGCAGTTCGGCCTCCTTGGCCTGAACCTTCTTGGGGTCGAGACGTTCGAGCCGGGCCTTGAGGCGCGCAGCCTTCTCGCCCTTCTGCATCGACAGGCGCGAGACGTCCTTCACCAGTTCATCGACGGCGCTCTTCACCTCGGCCAACGTCGCGTCCACGTCCAGCGTCTCGGCGGCTTCGAGGCGCTCGGCCACGCGGTTCATCTGGTCAGAGCGCTTCTGCTGGCGCTCAATCTCCTTGTCGATCATCGCGCGGGCGCGGGCGTCGCGCTCGCCGGCCGCAACGTCGACACCCTTACCTTCGGCCTTCGCCTTGGCCGACGCTTCGTCCATCTTGGCCAGGGCCGCAGCCTGCCGGTCGAGCGCACGGTCGGCCTGCTCGGCGAGACGGATGAAGCTGTTGCGCAGGGCCGACACCTTCTCCCGCGCCTTGGCCGGGTCGAGCCGCTGGATCTCGCGTTCGAGCACCCGGCCCCGCGCGATCAGGCGTTCGAGGCTGGCGATGTTCTTCTCTTCGAGGTCGACGAGAGCCTGGAGCGTCCTGTCCAGCCGGTCGTTGACGCCTGCGATGTTCATGTCGACGCGCTTGCGCTCGTCGCGGAGGCGAGCCCGGTCAGCCAGATACGCCAGCAGCCGTTCGCCCCCTGCCGCCTGCTCGGCTGCAATCTGTTCGGCCAGCAGCTTTACGGTCGCCGCGTCGCCGCGCTTGCGGGCTTCTTTCAGTTGTGCGCGCAGGTCGTTGATCTCGGACACACGGTTGACGCTCTCGACGTTGGCGGCTTCGAGCGCCTTGCCGCGCGCCTCGACGTCCGTCAGCGCTTCGGCGCGCTCTGCGGGCGTCAGTTTCAACAGCCGAACTTGGCTCTCGACCTTCTCCTTGCGCTTGGCCAGCGCCTCTGTGTCCGTCTCGAAGTTCCGCGCCAAGTTCTTGCCGAAGTAGTCGGCGTTGATCGCGAGGAACTTCTCGCGCCCGTTGACCAGTGCAGCCCGGTTCCAGACACGGTTCAGGTACGACGCTGCCGTCTCGACGCTGACGTCCGCCGGCAGAGAACCGACGTTGATCGCGTCGTTAAGGTAGGGCTCGTACATCGTCTTGCGCCACAACTGCGCGGCACGGGCGACGAACGGGTCGGCGCTCTCGTCGTTGCGCCGCATGGCGATGCCGACGGCGTTGTTGAAGTCGCGGCGGCTCATGCCCTTCGTGGCCTTTTTGAACTCCAGCCACAGGGCCTCGTATTGCTTGTTGGCTGTGGCGAGACGGCCCTCGAACAGGCCGCGCGCCAGCGTTTCGACCGCAGGGCCGAGGGTGCCGCGCTCGTCGTGGCGGCGCTGGAAAAGAGAGCCTTCGTTCAGTTGCTGCGCAATGCGCCGGGCGACCGGCGACGGGCTGAACTGGAGCCTCATGTTCGGCCCGACCCACTTGGACGCTTCGGCCACGACGTTGATCGCCTTGCCGAAACCGCCCGTCGTCGAGAGGGACAGGTCTTTCAAGCCGAAGGTATCGACCGCCATGGCACCAGCAGACGTCGGCCGAGCAGGTGGGTTGGCCGTGTTTGCGTTGAGGGTGTCGAACGCTTTCAGCGTCGCCTCATAGGCCCCTTTGTCCACGCGGTTCAGCAGCGCGGCTGCACCCGCACCGAGAAAGCCGGACAGCAGCGCGCCGGTTCCGATAGCAAAGGCGCTCTCTTGCGTCGTGCGCGTGACCTGCGAGCCTTGAAGCAGCCCTTCGGAGATCGCCGTGCCTGCGCCGCCGGCCAAGGCCACAGAGCCCGCGCTGCGGAGAACCGAACGCCCGCCTGCGGCAGCGACTTTGATCTCGCCGCCAACGGGGACGAGAATGGTCGGGTCTAGGATGCTAGCCGCGAAGCTGGCAGCGACACCAAAGCCGCCGGACGCCTGGAGGATCTGGCGGTTCTCCCTTTCGTCGTCGATCTGGCTCTTGAGCATGGCGGTCACGCCAGCGTTCGGGCTGTCCGCGAAGTCGCGCCAGTAGTCCTCGTAGGGCGTGCCCTGTATGTCTTTCCACGCATCGTATTCGGGGTCGCGGGCCGAGGCGACGGACGCGCCGTTCCACAGTGCGTCGATTGACGAGACGACAGTGTTCTCGTTCTCGAACGCGGCGTTGACGACTTCACCAAAGGTCGGGCGTACGCGAGGCGCGGCGGGCTCGATTGCCCTCAAGTCGCCTAGAGAGCCGATCTGTGCGCCGGGCAGGGCGGGGTCAATCATCGACATCAGAAACCAATGCCTCCAACGCCGGGCATGCCGGGCGCGCTCTGGCCGGGGAACCGACGCGAGTTCTCGCGGCGCTGTTCCGACCGGCGGAACCGCTGCTCGTTGCTGGCGCGTTCTTGTTCGAGGGCTGCGGTCGGCACGTTGAAGCGATAGCCGCCTGGGATGGTGTCGTAAACGGTTTGGCCGTCGACCTCTGTCCGGTAGAACACTTGGTAGGCGGGCGGCTGGCCCGCGCGCCACTCCACGCCCGTCACGCCGGGCACCGGCATAAGGAAGATTTGACGCGGGTCGACCTCGACGCCCGCAGACGCTTGCACGCGTGCAGCCGCTTGGCGGTAGAGGTAGTCGTGGCTTCCGCCGACGGACGGGTAAATCTTCTCGGGCGGGTATTTGACGATCGTGCCGTTGGCCCCTTCGCCCCACAGCGCAGCGACCTGCCGGCGGGCGAAGGCGCGAGCGGCTTCCGGGTTGGCGTACTGCTCGAAGTGCTCCAGCGCGATGGCCGAGTAATCGGCGTTGACTGCGGCAGATTGTCGCGGGTCGAGCGCACGGCCACCGAAGTCGGCGGTCGAGACGTTGAAGTTCGTGGACCGGCGCAGTTGTTCGCGGAAGGCATTGACCTGCGGAGCGGCGACGCGCCGACGCTCTGCCTCCTGCGGGTCGTTCATCCGCATGACTTCGCTCGCCGCCTGATCGGACGAATAGCCGAGTTCGGACAGACGCAGGAACTCGACAGCCGAGGCATTGATTGCCGCGCCACCCTCGAAGGCCGTGAAGGCGTTGGGGCTGCGGGTGATGACCTCTGCGGCCAGAGACGCCACTGCCTTGACCTGCTCGGGGTCTTTGGACAGCAGACCGCCGCGCACGAAGCTGGCAGCAGCCGGGGGCACAAAGCCCGTCCGGTCGACGATGGCCTGGAGGTTGGAGGCCGAAGGGTCGCGGGCGAAGGCAGCGTCTGCCGCCGCCTTGTGGTCGCTGTTGTAGGGGTCGAACGCGCCGCCCGTCGAAGCCAGGTTGTCGTACAGATCGACGGCGGCAGTCTCCTGCCGGCGCTGCTGGGAGAGGCTGTTGAGGTTCTGGATGTCGCCCGCGTCCGTCAGCCAGCCCGCTTCGCGCGCAGCGGAGATCTGTTCGGGACCGGCTTCGCCGTCGATGACTTGTAGGCGCAGGGTGTTGAGCCGGTCGAGATAGGTCTGCCGCTGTTGCTGCTGCTCGACCTGGCGCTGCTGGTTGACGCGCTGCTCGGCCGCGCCACGCAGTCGAACGCGCTCTTCGTAGGGCAGGTCAGCGAGACGCGGGTCGAGTTCGGCGGTTTCGACCGTCTCGCCGCCCGGCGCACCACCCGTCAGCGCGTCGGCGGCACCGAGTTCTGCCAACACCTTGCGCGGATACGCGGCCGAGCGCGGGTTGCCCCGCGCCTCGACGCCATTCAGCCACGCTTCGCGCGTGATCTCGCCTTCACGAGGATCGCCGACCGATCGCAGCCAGCTGTCCACGTTGCCTTCGCCCGCGTGGTACGCGGTGATGGCGAGGAAGACATCACCGTCATAACGGTCAGTAAGCTCTTGCAGGTAAGCCTGGCCGAGGCTGCGGTTGTAGTCGCCGTCCGTGCGCAGGCGCTCAACATCGAACTCGACGCCGAGCTTGTTGGCCATGCGCTCGGCCGTCGCGGGCAAAAGCTGCATCCGCCCGACAGCCCCGCCGCCGGCAGGGCCCGCGCCATCCGGGTCTTCGCTGATGAGGCCGTCGCGGTTGCCGCTCTCGACCTGAGCAATGGCAGCGGCCACGTCAGCGGGCAGCTTCGCGCCCAAGGCGTCGGTGCTGGAGCGGACGACGCCGCCCGTCATGCGCAGGAACTGATCGGGGTCGCGCTGAACCATGGTCATGGCCAAGGCGCTGGCCAAGTCTTGCCGAGCGGCGACGCGCAGGGCGTCCTTAGCGGCAGGCGAAACGCCCGCGCGCTCGATCAGCGCATCGCTCTCGGCCACGGCGGCTTCGTAGTTCGCGGGGTCTTGGTCGATGCGCGTGCGCAGCGCGTCGACCGAAGTCTTGATGCTCGCCTCGTAGAAGCGATTGCGCTCGGTGAACTCGGCACCAAGCGCGCGGCCCGACAGGCCGCGCCGCACGTCGGCGTGTCGTGCTCGCCACTCGGCCTGCTCGGCTTCCGACAGTCCGCGATCCGTCGCCCACTGCTCAAAGCTGGCGTCGTTGTTGAGCATGAAGTTCTTCTGAAACTCCCACGCGCCGCCTTCCATGTTCTGCCCGGCTTCGGCCAGGCTCGTCTCGCTGTCGGCGACGAACTGTGTGTAGTCGGCGGCGAGCGTGAAATCACGAAGCTGGCGCTGCTCTTGCAGGCGCAGGAGTTCGGCGTTTTCCAGTGCGCCGCCGAAGTCGGAGACACCTTGTGACAGGGCTTGCAGCCCCTCACCGATCTGCCCGCCGAAGTCTGCGCCGGACGCCGAGCGCGCCGAAAACTGTGCGCTGGGGAGTTCGCGGCGCTCGGCGGACGTCTTGATCGTTACTGCGCGCACCATCAGCCTGCCGCCTGTTTCTTCCGGGTCTGACTATTCAGGTAGGACGCCCGGCCGCTCAACGCCTGTTGGCCCGCGCCCATCACACCGGCCAGCAGCGCGCTGCGGCCACGGGAACGAGCAAGACGGCCTTCGGTCTGCGCGGACGCCTGCGCGACACGGCCTTCGTAGACGGCGGACAGGGCGTCGAGTTCGATTTGACGCTGCTGCTGGTTCAACAGGTCGAGTTGCGAGCCGGTCAGTTCGAGGCCGCTCTGCGCCATGGCGGTGCGCGCCTCGGCCTGGGTCTGCGTCCCGCGCCGCTGGATCTCGGACGCTTTGATCGCGGCCTGCTCTGCGGCCTGCGCGCCTTGGATGTCGGCGACGCGCGAGTTGAAGTCCTGTGCGCGCTTCTCGGCAATCGTGCTGACGGCCGTGCCGGCCATGGACAGGGCGGTCGAACCAAGTGTCAAACCGCCCGCCGTGCCGGCTGCGCCTACCGCGCCCACAGCGCCCACAGCGCTTGCAACCGCAGGCGCAGCGGCGGTGGCCATCGAGATTACGGCGGGAACGGCAGCAGCGAGGAAGGCCATTATTTTACCCTTGAGAACAGGTCGTAGTCCCGGCCCTGAAAGAAACGCCTCATGGTGCCTTCGTGCTGGAAACGTAGCATACGCACCCACCGTTGTCCTGTCTCGTGCTCGGCGGCGACTTGAGCTTCGACACGGGCATGGGGTGCCGTGTCCAGCACCCGCAGAACAGTCTTGTGGATGACCGGCATGGCGTAGGCAATGTCGTCGGTCAAGAGGCCCCAAGCGTTGCCCCTGTCCTCCCACACCGTTTGCACGCCACCTATCGCCAGGATGCGAGAGCCATCGACGACGGCCAGAGCGAAGCCGTTGACCATGGCGGCGGCGAGTTGCTCCGGTGTAGCGTACTGGCCGAGCGCCATTTGTGCGCCTTGAAGCGTCAAGACGTTAGCCATTTCGGGGCGTGCCGGAATGACGTCGATGCTCAAGCGCTGTCCTCTGCCGGGTCGAGCCTGCCGACGATAGCCACGAGCGTCATCGGCAGAGGCTGGCTCTGCTCGACGCAGACATAGCCGTCGGTGTCCATGGTCGCTGGCCACGTCAGTTCGCGGTCGCCGCTGAACAGCGCGATCGGGGCGCCAAAGGTGGCGAGGGGGTCTGTGAAGGGGAGAGGGTCAATGCGCGCGAACGTCGGGCCGGCACCGCCGCCGACCGTGTCGAGCAGCCGCAGCCACACCTCGGCCAGCGATTTCACCTTCGTCTGCATCGAGCCGCCCGAACCGGCAGCGTCCACGCGCATCGTCTTGAGACGCGCGGGCGCGTGGAAACCAACGTGGACGATAGTGGCTTCGTAGTCGAGGGTGATCGAGCCGCTAGTCACGGTGCGATCCGGGTGCGGACTGCCGTCGGCGAGGATCTGGACCGTTGCGCCTTCAAGGTGCGAGAGGCCGGTGATCGTGGTTGTCGCCCCGCCCGTCAAGCGGCTGATGCCGCTGTCGAGGTAGAACGAATACGCGAGCCCGCTTTCATACAGCTTGTTGTCTTCTACGACCTCGACGTAACGCTTGGTCGAGCCGTTGATGGTGCGCCGCACGATCATCCACAGGTCGTCACGGCGGTTGTCGGGTTGCGCGATCGACACAACGCTCTCGACGATGCCGAAACCAGTGACGGCTAGAGTGCCGTCCGTGCGGTCGGTCGCTGTGTAGCCGGGTCCGCCGATGTAGTGCGGAGCCCACCCGAGGACGCCGCGCTCGCGGTTGTAGGACAGCGCTGAAAGCGATCCGTCGCCCATGGCGCACCACACGAGACTGTCCGGCTCCTGCTGGAAGTCCATGTCGACGACACCCGGTTGCAGGATGTGCTCGGACAGGACGGTCAGTTCCTCGGCCTTGTAGCTATCGGTGCCGAGGTCGAACTTGAGTTCGCGCATCCGCCGCCCCGACCGCTGGACGAACAACACAGCGCCGGCCGCGCGAAGCGGCTCAAGCTGCGTCGAACCATACTCGGTCTGTGGTATTCCGGTCACGTTGTCGGCGGCGAAGACAGCCTGCGGCGTGGCCTCTTGGATCGACAGTTCGCCCCTGGCGCTGCCGACCAAAAGGGTGCGGTCGCCCGCGAGCCAGCGGATCAGGTCAAGACGATCGGTCGCCAGCTTGAGGTTGATAGCCGTTTCGGTGGTCAGGTCTGGACCCTCGAAGCGCTGGTAGTTGTCGAAGTTCTTGACGGCCGAGCCGTAGACGTTCAGGCCGCGCCCCCAGAACAGACGCTCGCGGAAGAAGGCGACGCTCGTGGGCCAGCCGTCGGTGTCGTTGAAGGCGGCGCGAGCCCACCTGTTTGTGCCGCCGACATAGACGGGGGTGCCGGTGGCGGGGGCTTCGCCGGCGATCACAGGCGAAGGGAAGCTGCCGGTCGCCTTGATGCTGTCCGGGATGTAGGACAGGACGGTCGCCGTCACCGATGTCGACGACGTGAAGGCCGTGATCCGCGCCCATCCGTAACCGGAGTGCAGATAGAGCCACGTCACGTTGTCGTCGCCGTCCTTGGCCAAGCCGCCGAGGTGCACGGGCGGTGTGCTGCCGAACTTGCCCGCCGAGCCGATGGCCGTGGCGCGGTAGTAGTTGCCCTCGTGCTGACAGGTGTCGCCCGCAGAAGCGTTCTGCTGTGCGATCCAAGGCTGGACGTCCGAGAAACTCTGCGCCTGCACGAAAAAAGACGTGCCGACGTCGGAGGCACGGAACAACGCGGCACTGGCCTCCAGCGTGACTGTCCCCGTGGTCGCCGACGCGCGCACGACAATCGTGCTCTTGGGGTCGACGTCGTTGAACGGGCCGTCGTTGAACGCGACTTGCGTCTGCGTCCAGTTGGTCGCACCGAGGCGGGACAGCTTGTAAGGGGCCTTGCTGCCGCTGGCGAGGCACTGCCACATGATGTCGGCGGACTGCGCGGTGCGGAGCGCCAGCGTGCCGTCGTCCGTCAGCAGGTCGGCGGACGTCCACGGCGAGACGACTTCATAAGGCGAACCGCTCGACAGCAGTTGGCCCCGGTTGACCCAAAAGCGCAGGTAGCTGTCGCCGAACTCCAGAACGTAGCTTTGGTCTTGGGAGAACTCGAACGGCACGAGCCACGCGCGAGCGTTGCTCTTGGTCGCGCCGATGTAGCGCGTCCCGCCACGGCGGGCAGCCGGCCCTTGCACGGTCGGGATGAAGTTCTGCATGACCTTGCAGCCAGAGAAATACTGTGGCTGGTCGGTGCGACCGTCCATCAGCGGCGAGAGTTCGCCGGCGTTGAAGCTGCTCCAGATCGGCGAAATGTCAGCCACGGGTGAACCTCGACACCACCCATGCGCTGTCCGGCCTTTCGGTCGGCGGCAGTTCAATGCCATTGGTGCGCTTCGCTTCCGCCAGGGCCATGCGGTAGGCGGTTTCGCAGTCGCGGGCCTTCTGCTTGTCCTTGGTCAGCGTCGCAGCCATCTCGACGGCCAAGCGGCAGGTCACGGCCTCGACGAATGCGGGGTCCCACAGGGACGTGTCGCCGCTCAAGTCTCTGACGTAGCGGATGCGGACGGTCAGGTCGTTGGTCAGCAGCGTCCGGCCTTCGATCAGGAAGGGCTGCGACAGGCCGTCCGTCACGGGCGACAGGCCATAGACCGTCCAGTCGTCGTTGAACTGGACGAGACGGATGAGGTCGGTCGGCAGGATGAAAGCGGCTTTGAACTGCCCGCCGGTCGGGTCCGTCGTGCGCCCGATCGACGTGCTGGTCAGAGAGAACGACCAAGCGTTCTTGCGGAGTTCGGCACGGACGACGCGATCAAATACCAGATCGACGACACGAGCGAGTTCCGACGGGTCTGAAAGTGTCGAGAGCCGTTGGACGCCGAGTTTGACGGCTGCGCCATTTGCGATGTCGGTCTTGGTGGTCATACCGACACCCTATCACGGGTTACGGGCGCGTGAAGCCCTGGACGTTCACATAGACACCGCCGGTAACGGTGGCGGTCAAGGTCACGACTTCTAGCAAGGTGTTGGCCGTGCCGCAAATTGGTACAGGAAACGGCGTCACCGACTGCTGCGCGGCAGCCGTCGAGGCAACACCACGCCACAGCACTGTGCCTCCTGCGCCGTCGCGAATGGCCACCTCCGACGCCGCGCCAAGCGCGGGGTGGAGGATTTGAAGAGAGGTAATGCAGTTTCGGATACCAGCCCCGGCCGCCGCCTTGATCGTGACGGCGGTGGTCGTGTTGGTGATGCCGCTTGCCGCAGCAGCGTAAGCCCAATGCGTTGCCGACAGGCCGGGCTGCACGACGATGCCTGCCTGGTCGCCCCCCCGGCGCGCAATTCGCACCGTTGGCGTCGCAGGTCAGGGCCACGACGCCATTGACGCGCGATCCTGCGACCGTCGGGTAGGTGGCCTGTGCGAACGCGGGAAGCGCGAACAAGGTCAGCAGCAGGCCGAGCAGGATCTTCTTCATGACGCGCGTTCCTTTAGGCCGGGGGCCAGGTGTCCTCGCGGACCTTGTCGCAGATGGCCTCAAGGATCAGCAGGGCTTCCGCCTTGCTGACAGCGTTGGCGTCGTCGATCGTCACACGAACGGCGTTTGTGTCGATCGACGAACCGCCGCTCTTCGTCACGTTCAGCTTGCTGGCCGGGCGGACACCGTCGTACTGAAACTGCGCCATGGGACTAGGCCCCGGCGTAGATCAGGTCGATGACCAGGGTGCCCGAGCCCGGCAGGTTGGCCGTGGCGATGGTCAGGTAGATCGGCGTGTCGCCGGCCAGAGCCGCGTCGTCCTGGGCGCTGGAGAGGCCGAAGAGGGTCGGGACGGCGGCGGTGAACACAGCGGCGGCACGCAGTTGGCCGTTGGAGCCGTGGGTCTTGCTGGTGCCGATGGCGACCACCGAAGATCCAAGCGTGGCCGAAGCGTTGATGATGCCGAACACGAAGGCGCTGCCGGCGGGGATGACGCCGATCAGAATGTTGTCGGCGTCGGTCTGCGCGGCCATGGTGATGGTCGCACGGTAGCGGCGCAGGCGACCACCCATGACGGGGACAGCGGCTTTGACTTGCGGGAGCGAGGCGTAGCCTGCCAGTTCGGTGGAGTAGAGATCGGCCATGTCGGGTAATCCTTGACTGGAGGGTTTCGGGGATTAGCCCGTGGTGACGACTTGGACGACACGCTTCTCTTCGAGGCGGGTCGCACCGACGGTGGTCTTGGCATAGACCTGGGTGGCGTAGCGCTTGTCGGCCCGCTCATCGACGCGGGTGGTGACATCGTTCCACATGCCGAGGTGCATGCCCGAGCGGACCCACACCGGCAGCAGGCGGTTCGAGCCCGAGGTCATGGCGGCGACGGTCGCGTCCTGATAGGCGGCGGTGTCGGTGAACTCGACGGGCACGAAGTTGATGCCCATGAAGGCGGTGACGCGGCCGTCGACCAGGGTCGGGCGGGTGTTGAAGTCGAGCGACACGACCTGCGTCTCGTTCAGCAGGGCGTCGTGGTCGGAGGCGGTGATGGCCATGAACACCTGCTCGCTGTCGAGGTCGACGCCGGCTGCCATCAGCAGGCGCTTGGCAGCGCGCAGCTTGGCGACGTTCAGGTTCGAGGAGGTGCCACCGACGTTGACGCCGACGATCTGGCCGGCGGGGAAGGAGGTCGAGACGGTGCCGTTCTCGCCGGTCGCCGAGGCAGCGAAGAAGGCTTGCAGGATCTCGTCGTCCTGCGCGCGGCGCATCGAGTTGACGGCGTTCATGGTGTAGGCCGACTGCGGGTCGATCAGCATACGCAGTTTGTCCTGCTGATCGATCAGGTCCGCCCACTCGTAGTCGTTCGGGAACACCCAACGGGCGTCGCCGGGGGTCGAGATCAGCGGCGTGTCGCTGTGGCGCGACAGGTTCTTGACCGGCTTGACGGTGCCGATCTGCTCGACAGCTTTCGCGGCCTTGCCGGTGTAGGAGCCCTGGTTGACCGCAGCCGACAGCTTGCCACCCTTTTGGGTGAGCAGCATGGCGACGTTGGTCGAGTACGACTGGACGAAATGGACGGGAACTGCGGTTGACATAGCATCAGCCTCAAAAGAAAGGGTTGACGCCAGTTGTCCACGTTTCGCGGGCCAGCAGGTGAGCGACGCAGCGCTCTTCCTGCTGGTGTAGTCTTAAAACGCGAGTGTCGTCAAGCGGTCCCTGTGGCGATTTTTTGCAGCCGCTCCATTTCGGCGATGGCCGACTGGCGCGTCGCCTGGTTCGGCGAGTTGTAGCGGGCCATGAACTCACTGTCGTTGAACTTGCCTTGGATCTGCGCCTTGGCTCCCTCGGCCGACACCTGGAAGCCGCCGTTTGAGTTGCCGGCATTGCCGGGCGCACCGCCGCCAGGGTTCTCAACGAGGTTCCGGCCCTGCGCGATGAACAGCTTCATCAGCGCCTTGGTGCCGATGACCCGCTCGATCTGGCCGACCTGCTCCTTGGTCAGCCCGGCGTCCTGCTCTGCGGCCTTGAAGGCGCGACGGCCGAGTTCGGCCATGTCGTTGAACTTCTCGCCGAACTCGCCGGCCAACGCCTTCATGTCGTCGATCGACTGCTTCTCGAACGCAGCTTCGCCGGCGGCGAGGCTCTTCTGGTATTCGGCCACGATTTTGGCGGCGATGGGCTGCGGGGTGCCGGCGGCGTGCATCCAGTCCAGCGACGTCTGGACTTCGGGCGGCATGTCCTCGGCCTTGATGCCGATGTCGTAGTCTGCGGCCTTCTCGGGCACATAGCCGACGAGCGCCTTGGTCAGAAAAGCTTCGGTTTCCTCGGGCTTGGCGTCGGCTTTCGGCTTGATGAGCAGCGTGTCGGCGCGGACGTCGGTTT